TGAACTTCCAGTTTCTGTTCCACTTATAACTCCTGTTGCAGTTGCTAATGTAACACCACCAGGAAAACTTCCTGAAGTTTTTGCATAAGTAACTGCACTATCTGAACTAGCTACAACTGTTTCTGATATAGCTGCTGTTGCTGCAAAAGCTCCTAAAGAACCTGCTGCAGTTGTCCATGTAGGAGCTGTACTTGATTGTAAAATTGCGTTAGTTGACATTCCAGCATTACCATCTGGATTCTCAACTCTAACTCGGTAATCTCCAAGAGCTAAATTGAAGGTTGCCGAGATAGAGGTTGCACTTGTCCAAGAAACTACTGAAGCTCTTGTATATGCATTAGTTGAACTTACTGCTTCTACAATTGGTACATGAGTAGAATCACTTGCAAAATTAGTTCCTGTAATTGTAACACTTGTTGCGATACTTGGAGGAATAACTGCACTTACTGCAGTTACAGTAGGTTTTACTTCTACTGCATCTATCCAAGCTAATTGATTTGTTGATGTTCCATCTGTTGATAAAACTTGTCCATCTGTTCCTACTCCTGTAGGAAGTGTTAAAGTATATCCAGCACCTGCTGAATGAGCAGGACTTTGAATATGTACTGCATGAGTATTTTGTTCACAATTTAAAGTTAACTTACCAGCAGCACTTGCACCATCACCTTTAATTTCTAAGCCAGGTGTAAATTCTGTTTTAGCATTTGTAATATTATCAGCTTTAACTTTTGCAGTTTCAACTGCATTAGTTGCAATTTTAGAAGCAATAACAACACCATCTTCAATATCACTTGAAGTTAATACTGCGTTGCTGGGAGTTCTTCCAACATATGCCATAGAAATTATTTCCTTAAATTATTATGCTGAGATAGTATCTACAACACTTGTAATTATATCAACAGAAGAAGCTGCTGAAGCATAAGCTTTAACTGCATCTCCACTCATTAAAACAACTTTAGAACCACCATCAATTAATTCCAAACTTCCCCCTTGAGGGATTGGAGCTTCATTGATAATGAAGTAATTAGTTGTACTATTCTCTACATAAACAGAAACATTAACTGATGTACCTGAAGTGTTAACACATCTAACACCAATGATAGCATCATCAGAATCTGCTGATGCTCTTAAAGTTGTAGGAGAACCAGAGCTATTGGATATGTTTCGTTGTAAAGTTCTTTCAAAATCTTGTGCCATAGAATTATCCTAATTATACCTTTTTTTAATCAAATTGTCAACAGAACTTATAAAGCAATTGCCATTGCTACAGCAAAACCTGCTGAAGCTTTAGTAGCTAATTGACTTTGTATATCTGAAGTTACACCATTTAAATAACCAAATTCAGTATTATCTACTGAACCATCTCCAACTAGGTTGGCATTTAACCTGTTAGAAGAATCTATTGTAGCTTGTTTAGTATCTATTTGCGTTTGAGCATTAGATGATAAGCTATTAATAAATTGAAATTCTGAGTCTGTTACTGTTCCATCTGCTATTTTTGTAGCATCTATTCCAGAAGCTAGAGTAGTTACTCCTTCTTTAGTTGAAGTAAATGCACCACTTATAGCTTTATTTTTCCAAACACTTGCAGCATTATCATAAATAAAATAATTAGCATCTGCTTCACTAGCAAGTGTAACATCTGTTAGTTCACCTAATTGGTCTCTAGATGCTGTTGAATTATCTACATAAGCTGTAGTTGCAAGTCTTGTTGAATTATTTCCTGCTGATTGTGTAGGAGCTGTAGGATTTCCAGTTAAAGCTGGAGAAGCTAAAGGAGCTTTTAAATCTATTTGAGTTTGTGCATTACTTGATAAAGAATTAATATATTGAAACTCTGTACTTGTAACAGAACCATCTGCAATTTTAGTTGCATCAATTGCTGCTGCAGCTTTAATATTTGCATCTTCAATATTTGTAATACTATTACCAGTACCATCTGCATCTATAGTTTTATTTGTAAATGTATTTGTACTTGATGCTGAAACATCTGCATTTAAAGTTACTGAACCAGTAGTACCACCACCAGATAAACCTGTACCTGCAACAACTGCAGTTATATCTCCAACTGGAATTGTAGCAACTTGTGTATCTACATATGCTTTAATAGATTGTTGAGATGAAACTTTAGTAGCTGAATCAGATGCCATGTTATCTTCATCTAAGAAAGCTGTACCACTTATACCAGTATTTAAAACTGGGCTAGTTAATGTTTTAGCTGATAAAATCTGAGTATCAGTTAATGTAACAACAGAACTATCAATTGCTATATCGTCTGCATTTGCAGTAATACCTGTTCCACCAATAACATTTAATGTTACATCACCTGATGTACCACCACCTGTTAAACCAGTTCCTGCTACAACTGAAGTTATATCTCCAATAGGTACTGCATCTACATAAGCTTTAATTGCTTTTGCTGAAGCTAATGTATCATCACTACCTGAAGCAGTTGTTAAATCTGTATCAACAGAAGTTACACCTGTTGAAGTACCAATAACTAAAGTATCTAAATTTACAGTACCATCAAAATGTCCATCTTTAAATTCTAAAGAACCTGTACCTAAATCTATATCATTATCTAAAATTGGAACGATTGCTCCATCTTCAATTCTTAATTGTTGTACTGCTGCAGAACTTACATCTGTATAAAATTCTAAATGATTATTAGCTGTATCAATTAAAATTTTATTTAATGGTGTAGCGACACCTGCATCTCCAAGGACAGAAATAACAGGACCTTCGGCTGCTGTGCCATCATGTTTGTGTCCAGTTGTATTTACAAATGCTGCAAGTAATTTATCAAATTCATCATTAAATAATACTGCATCAATTACATTTCCATCTGCAATAGTACTTTGTCGTGTATATCCTGCCATAAAATTATCTTCTTCCTCCTGCTATAAACGATACAAACATTCCATTAACTGAATAAGAAGCATCTGTATCATTTGTATAAAATCTAAAACTATTAGAGAAACCACTACCTGTTACTAAAACTCTTTTACTTGGTAAAGTTGTTGCTCCAAAAGTTGATGTTCCAAATTTACCAGCATTGGTTGATGATAAAGAAGTTGCAAATACTGCTGCACTACTTAAACAACCAATTGAAAATTCTCCTGGTTGTGGTACATCAGTAGATTCAAAATCATATCTAATTCTTAATTTTACATTACAGTTTGTTCCTTCTGGTTCAAGATTTGCTTTAACTGCATATAAACTTTTTCTTAAACCATTATCACCATAATCCATATCTGGTGTTTGAAATCTTGCATTAATATTTGAACCATCAAAATTATTTCCTGAATCTAATGTATAAATATAACCAGATTCATTTGCACCAAATTGTACTTCTGTATTAGATGGATTCAATGCTGAACTACATTTTTTAATTTCCATACCTTGTGTTTGACTCCATTCAAATGCAGGAACACCATTTGCATCAAATTTAAAAGTTCCTATAATTCCTTTTTGTCCAGAAGAGGGTAGACCAGATTGATAATAAAATAATCTGTACTGACTTCTTTCTCTTATAACCATACTACTAATTGTATAATTAGCTATATTAGTTAATAAATCATTTATTAATGGTAATATCTTTCTACTAATAGAACCTATTTCAACATCACCAATTCTAGCTGTTCCAGCAACTGTTCTTAATCCATCAGGTGCTAGAAAAACTAAGTCTCCACCTATCTCTTGAATTGTGTTTCCATCTACACAACCTATATTTTTAGTTACTGATTTAAGTATAGGGGTAGAATCAAGACTTGTCAACTCAAATATACTATTTTTACAGAAGATAACAAGAGTATTTCTAAAGACTTTAATACCTACAATAACATCACCAGTATCAATTGTACCTGCTGAAGACCCAGTAAAATTATATGGTTCTAATCTTTCACTATAAGCAACTGTACTATCTGAAATACTTTGTCCAGCTACTATTAATCTTTCAGCATATATAGTACATCTTTTAGGATTAACAGGAGAAGACCTTTCTAATGTTTCAAAATGAAATACATTATTTCCTGCTGAAACAGTTATTTGAAATTCTGCTATCTTATTATTACCATCTGTTATATATAAGGTACCATAAATACCTTCAGATTCATAATTAACAAATTGACAATTAGTTTGATTTGTTCTTGATTCTACTGTTGCACTAGATAAATCTGCAGAAGACATACCACTTTTATAAACATCTTCTCCACTTGCACTAGAAACAACAGAATAATCTAATGTTAATTCTGTATTATTTGTTATAGATAAAACTCTATAATTAATACTATTAATTTGTATTCTATCATTTACAGCAAATTCAGTTGTAAATGCTGTACCACTTCCTGTAACTACAGCACTTGATGCAGTTACTGATACTGTTCCTGTTTGAACTTTATAAGTATCTTTATTAATTTGAGTCCAATTAATTCCATCAGTACCCCAATAAATATCATCACCTTGACAAACAATAACTCCATTTGCATAAGGAACTAATCCTTCAATTAATTCAGTAGAAACACCTGAAGGTATTGTTGCACTACCTTCACCAAACTTTGTATATCCATTTATTCTTCTATAACCTCCTGTTGTAGAAGATTCAAAATTTTGTAATTTAGTAGCTGCACCTGGAGTTCTAAATAATGCATGAGAACTTGAAACTAAATCTAGTCCTCCTGCAACTGTAATTGATGCACCTTGAGTTGGCATATATTTTTAATCCTTATGGTAGTAAGTATGTAAATCTTACATCTGACATATATTGTGGCTGTGGTGAATTTAAAGCATCAGCCATTGATTGTAATCCTTTTTTATATTCATCTAAAGCTAATTGCGATTGAGCAATATTATCTTTAAATTGATAAATATAATATCTAGCTCTTGCTAGTAAAACTGGTTTGTATTGTGTTGGAAATAAAACTGTATCTGTATCTGCAGATAATTCTGAAGGTCTATTATAAGCAAAGAAATAAATTCTATAAACTTCATTAGGTATAGGAGATAATCCAAATCTTCTACCATCTGAACTTCTAATAACTCTTAAAGGAGTTCCATAAGTTTGTGAATCTGATTTATCTAATTCTTCTGCTTTTGCATAAGTATCTCTCCATACTGTAAGAGTAGTAAAAGCTAATTTATTAATTGTAAAAGGAGCTGACTTTCCACTTACACCTTCTGTTGTAGCAGTAAATGCGTTCCAATTAACTGAATCATAATCTGCATCTATATTTGCAGAACCAGTTTTTAATAAATACCATCTAGTTCCTGCAACAGTCTCAACATAAGTATTACCATAGTATTCATTCTGAGGATTACTGGTACTTAACCAAGACCAATCATCTACAGCATCTACTATATCAAAGTATGCTCTGTTTACACAATTAGCAACTTGCTTTTGAATTCCGACTGCTGTACTAATTGAAGTTAGTTCAGGTTCATTTAATTCAACTAACAACTCGTTAGTCATTGCCAAATATGTTTTTGCCATACTACTATAATATTATTGCGATAACTAATATAATAACTGCAACTATAACAACTTTTTTATGTTCACCATAAATATGTTTAGCTTCTGAAGCTACTACTTTTAATTTTTCTATCATTAATATTCCTTTTATTATTACTTGAATTAAATGATAGGGGATATTGCTACCCCCTATCAAAGTATATTAATAGTTAATTAATATTAGTCAGCAACATATATTACTTTGCCGACAATATCAGTTCTAAGAACTTTTCTACCGAATACCATAAGTCCTCTTACGATATCAGCAAAAGTAGTTGTACTTCTTAGAGATTCAACTATTTTTAGATTTGTTGCACAAGATACTGCACTCATTTGTCCGAACAAAGCTTCTGGAGCTGTTGCAGACCCAGCAGGTGTAGCACCTGATAAGTCGTTAGTTGGACAATTGTTAGATTTGTACATTTGAAAACCTCTTACTAATCCAGATGCTACTAGACCATTTCTTAAAGAACCTTTTCCAGCATTATAGTCAACTGATAAAAGTTTAGAAGAAGTGTTAGCTAGTTCATTATACCACTCTGGAGCAGCAACGAACCATCTACCTTCTTCAGGGCAGTTAGCATCGTCAAGCTCTTTAGAAGCTAATGACATTTGGTTAAGAGGGTCAACTTCACTAGAACCAAATCCAATATCAATTGGAGTACCAGTAGTACCCATGCCAGTAGTAACAGTAGCACCTGTTGAAATAGCTGCTAGAACATTAGTGTCTAGTGCATCTTTCAGTTTGTATGCTGCGTTATCTGAAGCAACTGATTGGAAGTTGACATGAGAAAATCTTTTCTCAATATCATCTAGTTGAAATTGAAAGTATTTAGCTTGGTCTACTGTTAGAACAAGCTCTTGGTCTGTTAGTGCTGTACTAGAAGTAGCTAAACCTCTAGAGTAATCACTTACAGTTATTTGTGGTTCTTTTACTATATTAACAGTATCTCCGAAGTTTTTGATTTCTCCCATATAGTCTGTATTGCAGATTGCTTCTGCAGTAGCAGCTTTTCTAAGAGCTATCTGAACTTTCTTCGAGTATATTGCTGGTACCCAAAATTGATTTGTTTGACCTGCAACACTAGCGTCAAAGTTAGTAGTTGAACCACCTGCGAAATGTGCCATAATTATGACTCCTTTTCATTGGTTAGTTGTTGATAAAAATAGAAAGTTAATTATTTATCGTTAAATAATCTTCCTTCCCTTTGAGCTATCAAAATATCTTTTTCATATTTCTCAAACTCTTGGTCTGACATCATACTGACATCAGATGTTTTCCAAATCTTTTTACCAGCATTAGTTGGTTGGATTTGTTCAGTAGTTTTTACTAACAAATCTGCACCACCTTTTGCAGTATTAGATTTAGTATTGGTAGTTTTTTTATCTAAACCAAGTCCTCGGTCTTTCTTATATAAGTCAACTGCTCTTGCAGCAAGTTTACCATCTGAGTTATTCTCATAAATCCATGATTTAATTTCCATGGGTTGTGAGTCTGCCCAGTTATGAAAATCATCTGATTCTTTAATTTGATTAAAGTCTGGATGAACTCTCGCTAACTCTAATTGGGCTTCTCTTTGAGCTAAACCTTCGTTTCGCTTTTTCAAAGAGCTAACTTCTTCCTGCAAATCTTTCATCTCATTTTGAGACTGCAAGTGAGATACAGTTTCCACCACTCCATATATGTCAGGGTACTCTTTTTTAAAAGCATTTAATTCGTCAACACTTTTAGGTGGTGTATACTTAGGTCGGTTCTCTCTAATCTGTGATTTGAGGTCTCCTTCTTTAGATGTCCACTCACCAAGCTTCTTGTCATAATATCGCTTTAGGTCATCATATCTTTTTTTATAGTCAACTTTAGTATAAGGTTTGGCTTCAACATTTAATGCTGATTCCTG